TTGGTGGGCAATTGACCAGTAATACCAAAACGGCGCACAATCGTGTTAATATCACACTCCTCCTTATGCGCCTGCTTAGTTCGAGTCACATCGAAACACGCCAAGCCACTACTCTTAGACGCATCCAAACGATCGTAATTATACGAACTCCGAAACTCAATAACGTCCATCGTAACCTCCTAACGAGCCAAACCGCGAACAGTCGCGGCGCTAGACGCACCCTTCAAGACATCAGGCAAATACGGACTAACATTCTTCTTCCACGGACTATGCTCCGCCGCTTCCTCATTCTTAGCACGCTGCAAACCTAACTGCAAATACTGCGCCTCAGCCGCAGTGATCTTACCGGCATCCAACTTTTGTTGGATCATCTGAGGAGTAATATTCTGCAAAGCAGAACCGTGATACACCTCCTGACGCTTCAAAACAACTTCCTCTGGAAACAACAAACGCAGCCGTTCCTTAACCGCCTCTGTCTCAGCCTTATGCCGATCCGCTTGCGCTGCGCTAGTCGCTGTCTCTTGAGTCTGACGAGGAGCAGACGCACGCGCAAGCTCAGCTTCCGCCCTAAGACGATCAGTATCTGCGTTAGTCCGCTCTAACTCAGCCTGCAACTTCTGCACCACAAAAGCATTAGAAACACCCGCCACAGGAATGGGCTGCATCTCAGCGCGAGACCCCGCCCCGGGCGCACCGCCCGACGGCGAGGGACTGGTAGGAGTAGAAGCCCCACCTTGCGAATAACCCAACATAGGATTCAAACCCGCCATCCTCATATCCGCCACACCACGCTGAAACGCTGTATTGCTCATCGAAGTATTATACTCACGAGCCTTCGCCGCCTCCGCAGCAGAGAACGCCTCAGAAGCTTCACGCTGGTCCTGCTGGAAACCCATCTGATCCCGCGACAGCCCCGCATTAGCCGAATTACTACTAGCAGTAGACATCGCATTCATCGCGGCACCCGCAAGCGCTGCAATCGCTCCAAACGCTAACGCCATAGCAATCCCCTAAAAATGATCAATCAAACCGGGAACCGAATACATCGGCATCGGACGAGCCGCCTTACAATCAAAGAACGCATCAAATAAAAATTGCTGCCCACCGGCAGCAGAGCCGACGGCCAAAATACGCTCCACAGGAGGAGTATCCTGAATAAAAGTCGCATTCAACGTCGGCAAATTCACAAAATTCTGAGCCAAATGCCACGGATCAATCGTACCGGTCGCAGTAGACCTCATCAACCCTGTAATCTCCGACGGGTTATACCGATACTCAGCCCAACGCTCTTGATAACCAAAGACATTGTTATCCTGAATAGGCTCACCAGTACAATAAATCTCCTTGTTCAAAATCGCCTGCTCACCCAACATCGCAAAAGAAGGAAAGTAATAATCGTACCGAGTGCTACGACTCCACATTTTGCGGAGACCCTGTTGATACGTCAAATCCGCCCGCACAGAAACCATACCAATAATCATCCCGTGCTCAACAAACGACTGCGTAAACCCGTGCCCGCGCAGCAGTCCCGTACCAACCGCCGCCAAATTACCTAACGGCGTAGTAGCATACGCACCAGTCGCCGAAGTCTGCGCAATAGCATTAATAGTCACCGGCGACGTACCGCCCCCCAAATATTCGGGGCGCTGTAAACGCGAATCAGGCGACATCACGCCAAAATGCCAACGCATCAACTCAGTGTAACGAGTACCTCCCCTCGCATCTTTCTCAAGCAACTTCTGAACCTGAAAACTTTGCCTCAGCTGATTAATCGTCGCCGCGGTCGCGGCGGAAAGATCAGCAAACAGACCCGTATTCATAGGGTCTAACAACGTCCCGTACGCAACCGGACCAGACACCGACGCAACCGGAGAAAACGTCACAGCAGCAGAACCACCCGTGGCCGTCAACGCCAAATCGGCTACGCCATCCGTAAACGCAGTAGATTGCCCAACTATCCGCCCCACAGGCGCAGAATCACCCAACGGCAACAAAACAGACGGACCCTTCTGAGGCCACGGCAACGCAGACGTAAAATAGTCATGTCGCTTACCACGCCGCAGCAAAACGTAGTCAGTAGCAATATCAGGCCCATCATCCTTATCCACAACAACAGAATCTTGAAGGTTCTCATCACGAAACCATTCATTCCATATCAAATTATACGCCCGGTTATACATCGCCGAATGCGACACAATCTGCCCGGCATCCATCTGACCAACCGTCGGCAAACCCATATAGTCTTGCAGACTGCCAATGGCATAACCACTAGCAGGGCTAAGAACCTGAGGAATCACAAACGACGTAGAATCGTCAGGATTATCCTGCTCTCCCATAAACTTAACCCAGTTAGTCCAAACCAAACGGTTAGGAACAAAAAAGAAAAACGAATCCAAATGCATATTATCCATCACTGGAAAGATAGGAGTAGCCAACCGCGTAAACGCAGTCATACGCAAATTAAACGTATCTCCAGGCAAGACCTCATCAACATAAACAGGAATCAAAAATCCAGAATCAAATGCTGTCTTATACCCTTTCTGAATCCGAAACGACGAGCGCGGAATATCATTCCTGGGCACCATAGCAAACTGATGAACGCTGACAGATTTATTACTAAACATGATCGCTCCTCAAATTGTACGCTTCAAAAAACCAACTTGTGCAGACACAACCTGCTCCTTCACGAGCAGACGAGCGTCCGTGTTATCAGAATAACGCGCTCGTGCTCTAACATCACGAGCAAAAACCAAAGAATCCCAGACATCTGGATCACTCCTCTTCAACTTACGATCATAGTACTTAGGAGGACGGCATTTAACGCCGTTCATAACAACAAGACCATCGGGATAAACATCCGAATGGTACTTATCCAACCACTTAGAACCGATACCCGGTTTAAGAGACATGTGGGAAAACTCTGGAACACGAGAAACCACTTCCCCACTATCAACGTCAGTAACCAAATAATGGGCACGAGACGCATGCCCGGTTACCTTCCCCATCACATACCTCGCACAATATGCGGCAGACTGAAAATTCACGTCTCCAATTAGCGAAAAACCTAAAGGCCACAACTTGCTTAGTAAAGGAGAAACATACGCACGAATATTACGCGCGCAGGAAAATTCAACCTTATCAGCAAAGTCAACGCCAAAGAGACACGCATGAAAATGAGGACGTGAAAAAGCTTCGCCATACTCGCCGCACATATAAAAGCGAAAAGAACCGAGACGCTTCCGCGCACGCTTCAAAAACAACTGAAAATCACGATAACATAAAGAGACTGGATCAGTCTCATACGTCAACGTAATAAAACAATTCCTCTCATGCAGACTGGCCTCATGCACACAACGAATAGCCCACTGTCGAGACCGCTCCAAACGGCACCCGACACATTGCCCGCATGGCAACTGCAACGAACGAACGGATTGCGAACGACGCAACTCCGTAAAAAAAACAAGCCCATCAGACGACTGATAGGCTTGCAATGGATGGTAACACGGCATCTAAAAACGCCAACCACCACGCATAGAACCGCCGGAAATATTAGCGCCCTTCGTGCGCCCACTATGCCGACGGAAAGTCTTTGCGGACCTACCCTTATTCACACTACTTCGACGAGACGGTCTCATATTAATACTCCTTGAGAGAAACAGAAGATCCCCAACACAAAATCTCTGGCACCGTGGGAGTACTAAAACTACCCGTAGCATCGTCCCACAAGCCAATCAAACACAAACGAAAATCCGCAGAATGCTTAAACATCGCATTATCGGGCGCATCCCGATTCACCTCGTCCGTAAAGCTGCGAACCGCCAGCCCTCGGGAAGCGATAAAAAGAGGACGCCCATAACACTCAGCCTTAGAGTCAAACACGGCAAAGATGGGAGTCTCCATCATAACACCTGAAACTTGCGAGCAACATCACCAAGAGCATCTATCTCGCGACCTCGCAAAGTCCAGATATCCGTACCCGGCAATTCCTTCTGCCGAGACCGGATCAACATCGCACGCTGAGATGAAATGGACTTGACAATCCACTGCCGCTCTAGCGAACTCAATTCAACACTCACCTTCGGATCAATCACATTAGCCATCACACTATCCTCATCAAGTAGCCAACATTGACTACACAAGCAGGATAACACGTTAAGAAAACAAATGCAAGAACTATTTTTCAATAAAAACTCCACCAAAAACCACAGGCAACACCAAGGCCGCAAATCGGCCTAAGGTGTCACCTGACACAGTTACATCAAGTAATAGACTGTGTAGAAGGAGTAGCAGCACCCCCAGGAACCGCTGGGACCGCAACAGAAACCGCCTCCGGCGGTTTAACGGGCACTATAGGAACAGAAGGAAGAGAAGGAACAAGGCCCAACTTAATCGCTTCGGCACGGTTACCCGCGTCCGAGCAAAAATCCAAAAACGCCCCAGGGTCGTTCTGGAAACGCGCACGTACGTGCGCCGGCATCGCCTCAAAAGCCTCACGAGACTCCGCAACAGCATTCATTGCGGAATGATAATCACTCACCATATCATAATCGCCGTACGACGGCATACGGACATTGGTGGGCAATTGACCAGTAATACCAAAACGGCGCACAATCGTGTTAATATCAC